CCATTCGTAGTATCAATTGTGATATAAGGATTTGCTGCTTCTTTTACTACAAATGCGTTTGCAACATTATCTTCAACTACATTATCAATAGATGCTAAATCATTACCAATAGTTACTTTTTCAGAACTATCAGTTGTTGCAACATTAATATATGTGTTTGAACCTTCTGCTACTTTAAATGCGTTAGCTGCATTATCTTCAACTTCATTTGTAATTGAAGTGATTGTATTACCTAATGTAATTAATTCAGAACCATTTGATGTTGCAATATCTAAGTAAGAATTTGCACCTTCTTTAATTGTAAATGCGTTTGCTTTACCATCAACGATTGCATTATCAATTTGAGTTGAAGTATTACCTAAAGTTATTTTTTCAGAACTATTAGTTGTATTAAGTACAACATAATTGTTAGAACCTTCTGAAATTGTTAATGCAGTAGCCGTATTATCTTTGATTTCAATATCAGTTGCAGTATTAGCAACATTTATTGTACCACCACTAACAAAAAGATTATCAGTAATTCTAACATCGCCTGCACTTACATTTACTCCACCACTCACATTTAAAGAACCCGTTTGAGTTGTGTTACCTAATTGAGATAATGAACCTGTAAGTTCTACTGAAGATGAAATGAAAACTGATGCGGTTGCTGTTAATCTATCTGATGCATCTGTACCGAATGTTGCTGAACCACTAACAGTAATATTATTATAAATCTGAACATCTTTTAAATTGATGTTTTGAATATTTGCAGTACCACTAACATGTAAGTTTCTCCAAGCTTGAGTTCCACTACCTAAATCAAATTCATTATTTAATTCAGGTAATATAGATGAACTAATTTCTCCTGCAAATACAACTAAATCGGTATTTTGATTACCAATATTAATATTACCACCTAAAGTGATATTACCTTTAATATTTGCGTTACCTTGTAATTCTAAATTTGATGCTGAAATATCACCACTTGCAGAAATATTGTTTGAAACCGTTACACTACCCGTTACATTTACTGAACCATTTAATTGGTCGATTGTAAGTTTAGTAACAGTTCTTCCTTCTAAGTTACCAGTCAAGTCCATATTGGTATGGCCCACATTATCACGCTTTAGAATGTATAATGTTTGGTCATTGGTAGAATAGAAAGGAGTGCCATCCAATGTAGAACCATATGTACCAGCTGCAATTGTTGGTGCGTTTGTTCCTTGATATATTTTTGATACAGCTACATGTGCTCCAGCTACACCTTCATCGGTTACATTAGGGGAGCCAATTAATACGAAAGGACCCGATAAGTCACTTATTGAACCTGATGCTACAATCAATTCGGCGTTTCTAGCGGTTGTACTAAATACACTACCAATACTACCCCTACGATGTTTTATAATTTGAGCCATTTGCTTTACTTTATTGTTATGGTTATTCTAATCTATAAATATGATTTTTTAATATAAAAATGATAATTTGATTTAATTTAAAAAAATCCCCCCAAATCTATCACACCTACATTCTGAATCGAACTATCCGTAACAGGAGATGTAGTACCAACCGTACCAACTCTTTGAATATAAATTGAAGCAGACACCGCTGTTCTATTGATATTATCTAAACTTGCTGTAACATAGTTATCAACCACAGCCATAGCTCCACTCACAATCATCGAATATTCATCATCGGTTCTTGCTCTAAAAGTGGAAACACCATCTACTGTCAAATTACCTCTCAAATCAACTGCTCCTGTAATTGGAACATCGAAATTACTGAAATCTATTTGTTTGGGTTGAATTAACTCTGCCATTTATTTACTTTGTATCTTAATTATATATAAATATCTATTGTTCAAATTTACCCTTAACATAAATACTCACTTTATCCTTATTAGTAGAATCGATTCCAATGAATTCATTTATTATTAAATGGGTGCCTGTATCGGATTGTTCTATTGAAAGATATGATGGAGTTCTTACACCATTTACATATACATCAAAATTTGAACTTGTTATAGTAGTTGCTCCTTGTACATAAACATTATTAAAAACCAATCTAATTCGTCTGTCATCTAATACTTCAATTAAATCTGGTTGTTTGAATACCCAATTTGCTGTAATATCTAATATATCATCTCTAAATCCTAATATCAAATCCTTTTCACTTCTTTTAACTTTACTTTGGTTTGGATTTGTACGATTTTTAGTATTAAATGTTTGCTTAGTTCTACTATCAAATGAAGATTCGTAATCATAGTTTTGAACTGATGTGAAACTGCCAGAATATGTTTGTCCTTGTATTTGTGCATCATTTACTAATTTTTCAATAAGAGATGCCCCTGTTATATTGTTTATATCAGTCTTAGGAACTACCCTATTTAGTTTTTTCGTATTTGAATTGAATGCTTTCATTATCCTCTGAATTCCACATCTGCTGAAATATGCACTTTATCTCTAATATTCAACACATATGGAAAATTTGATTTTTTAAATTTTACATTTATACCATTTCCTAATTCTTCAATATCATAATCAATTGGATTTATAACAATTGTATTGATATAAACCAATATTCTATTTTCATCTTTTATTCTAACAAAATCTCTTAGGTATTGCTTAAAAAACCAATTTTTAGCTACAAACACATAGTAAGTATTATTTACTTCTTCAAAATCACAAAGAGCTTGATTATCGGTATTATAAATGTTTATTATATCTAAAAATGAGTTTTTCATTATAAATCTATAAATTTACCAATTATAGCAACTTCAAATGCGGTAGTTTCTACATTATACCCAATTATATTTGAATTAAATGTGATTGTTAAATTTGAACCGGATATTGTTTTTGTAAATGCACCAACTTCTTCATATAATCTAACACCATTGACGAATACTTTTAAATTATCATTATTACCAACAGTAGATGTTAAAATAGCTGGTACTGGTATAAATCTAATATTCGAAGTTGTAAATATATTTTGTGAAACAGGAGTTAATATTTTTGAATTATTTAAACTTAACCAATCAATGATATCTTTGTTATCGTAATATGGAGATGGAGTTGTTAATAATCCTTCTAATCTACCATTTCCAGTCATATCCACTTCAGTAGCGAATACAACTTTTTTAGTTGAATATGATTTTTTAGTTGTATTTTCTCCATCGAATTTTTCAGGCAATAAATATGCTTTTACATTTAATGTAAATTCAAGTCTATTAATTCTTTCAGTTCCTTCTCCTACTTCATTTATTACATTATAATCTGCAATGCTTGTTCTAAATTTGAATTTATTTTTATCTCCCCAATATGATGATGTAAAATTAAGTTGTTCAATTACGCTATTAAGATGTTCTGTAAATGAAGTCCATACCATACAATCGTAGTTAATTTCTACATAATCAGGCATAGTTATATTATACAATTCATACGATGGTTTTGTATTTCCTAAAAGAGTAAATCTATCGTATCTATTATCTTTTGAATATTTTGTTACAGTTGAATATGATACATGTCGATTTAACATTGGCATAGATTCATCTTTTGTAATAGATGTTCTTCTAAGCATCATTATAGGTAATTGAATTTTACCTTTTATATCTCTAAATATCCCTTCTCTTCTAGCACCATTCCATCTTTCAGAATTACCATAAACAACAGGAATTTTTATAACATTGCCATCACCTTCTGTTAAAGTTGGTAAAGCAACATCTTCTAAATAAGTCATCATAGCATAATCAATATCAAAAAGAGATACTGATTGTTTAACATCAGATTTTTCAGATTTAATTTGATGAGCTCTATTTAGATTTTCTCTTATTGGGTTTTTAGCCATAGCTTAATTATTTTACTCTTTGTTCTATGTTTAAATCTGATTTTCTACTCATAAATGCAGTACATACTATACTATAATTATTTGCCGGCTGTCCTCCTAAAAATTGAACCTCATTTGTATTATCAATTTCATAGTAAGATTGGTCAAAGAAAATCATATCACCAATTTCAGGATATATTCCTTTCTCTTCACAAGTTAATTTATCTATTTTAAAAGTAATTGTTTGTGAGCTATCTGGACCAAATCCTTCATATGATATACCTTCGGGTTCTTTATCAATTATACAATACATTTCAACACCAGGATACCAAGTCTTATTTAAGGATTCACCATAAATGTTAACTTTACTTTCGTAAGTATTTACTTTAAACAATACAATAGCGGTTTGGATGATAGTATCAACCAACTCTCTACTTATACTTCTAAAAAAATCAATATCTCTGGCTAATACAAATTTTGGCATATTATCCTATGTATAATTTTAAAGGAACTTTTCTTAACATTTCTTGATGATGATTGGATTCATGTGTTTTATTTTCCATCACATTTTTTCTGCTCATCTCTTCTAGGTTTTCTCTTAATTGTGTCATCAACATATCTTTCTCTACTTGCGCTTCTGCTCTCAATGCTGCCCCATCTAAGGATACTTCTCCATCTGGTATAGGTACTGAACTATATTTTTCTCTAATCGCTCCTAAGAGTTCTTTTGACAATGCTAATGTATACTTTCTAATCCATTGTTTACCAACATCGTTGATATTTGAATACTGAATGAAATCATATGGAATATCGGAATAATCAGAAAGTGAGTCCGACTGAATAGTTTGTGAATTATGTTCAAACTCATCTCTACTTATATACTCAAAGTATATTTTAGCAGGAGTTGCACTCGTTGGTATAGGAAAAATTTGTAATTTATTATTTACTATATTAAATGAATGTTGTGATTTACGAATTGTATCATTAAATTCAATTGCTTGTATTCTTAATATATCTTCGTATAAAGGCATCAATAAAAACTGAGCTGCTGGAGAATATTGTCCAAATCCAAACTCATCCATTAAATTCAATGTACCCTGTGCTCCAACTGAATATGGGTCAAAGAATCTACTAATCGCAGGTGTTGGGTCGTGAAATACTCTTGTAACATCAATTGTAGATGAGCCAGTAAATAATGTTGCAAATGAAGATGATGTTTCGGCATCAACCGCTTGATTCATTAAATCGTACATCTGAACAGATGCTGTTATATTAATGTATGCCTTTTTAATAGAGGTTTCCCCACCCACTCCTGCCAATGTTCCGTATTGTTGTGACATACGAACCGCAGTTGGCATAAATGAACCATCTACAAGAGTTTGTGAAAAGTTTGCAACTCTACCCTTTGGTTGCCCTCTAAGAATATCTAAGTTATTTCTAAGATTAAACTGATTTATTTGAGCGGAATATTCGGAAACGGATTCTTCAAAGCAAGCCCATATTTGAGAATTATCTAATTCAATATTAACAATTGGATATCCCAATCGTTTTGCTACCCAAACTGCTGTTTTTGGAGCATCACTTCTAAAATCCGAATCGGAGTCATACAATCCAAATGGAGTTGCTTCCGCTGATGCTGATGCTGATAAGAATGCGGATGCCGTTGAACCCGACCAATATGTGTTTACAGACATAGTGAAAATTTATAGTTTTACTACTATAAATATAGAAATAAAAAAAGAGGAGATATTTCTATCCCCTCTTTTAATTTTATTACTCTAATCCGTTAAGATTACAAAGTGTTTAAACCTTCAACTACTACTTTACCGTAGAATTCAGGTCTTACAATCTTCTTAG